AAAATGGTATGGCTGGTCTTATCTACGCAAATTAAAATACGTACCTATATTAAATGGTTAAAAACATACCGACCATCGAGCGGTCTACCAAAATCCGGTTTGGTAAATACGCTACGGACGACCAGGCTGAAAACACGATCGTATTCAACGCTTCAAATGCTGCTATAGACGCATCTACTGCGGGTGGTGTGTATATGACGCCACTACGCCAAGCAACTATAGGGGGTGCAACTTTTATAGGTTACGATTCTACGACCAAAGAAATCGTCGATACGACCGTTTTAACATCACTTTTAGGTGGTATTAGTTTAGACGATGTTACAAAAGAAGGGAACGTTGTCTCCAATGGTATACCACACTTTGCTAACGTAACAACTGCGTTTACCACATTACCCGGTTCTAATGTAGGTATATCAAACACAAATCCACAACACTTATTATCGGTTAGTGATACTGTATTTTTTTCAAACACCGGTGAAGAGACTATAAAAGTTGAAGGTAATGTACGTGCTCAACGTTTTTTTTCTGGAACACAAGTTACCATAGATTCAGCTGCAATTGATTCTAAACTCGTAGTTTCGGGTAAAATAAAAACGACAAGTCTTGAAAGTACCGGTGCAATAGGTATATCAAATAATAACACGTTAACTAAAAAATTATCTATAGGTTCACATACGTTCGTAGATGACCCCGCAACAACGGGAAATACAATAACAACATCTGGTAACGTAAGCGCCGCGTTTTACCACGGGGATAGTTATTATCTTTCAAACTTGAATTTAAACAATATCGTTTTACAAGGTAATACGACCGCTTCTAGAACGGTTCAGTTTAACTATGCAAATGGTCCAGCTTTGATTACAAACGGTAACGTTGGTATACAGAATACATATGGTATACACACGTTAGATGTTGGTTCGAACTTATTCGTTGACGATATAGGTTCGGATATATTAAACGTTACAGGTAACGTTAACGCAACGAATTATTTAAAATCAAAAAGGTTAGAAGTTAGCGAAGATGCAATTATTTCGGGTAATCTTACGGTTGAAGGTACAACGACATTTATTGATACCATAAATACAGTTTTCAAAGATTCAATCATATCCCTCGCGAACAATAACCCGAGTGCGTCTACAGATATTGGTATTATCATGCAACAACCCAATAGTAATGCAAACCCAACCGTAACGTTCCGAGGCGATGAAAATGAAATGATGATTGGATACACATTAAATAGTGCGTCAGATACTGAAATCGTACCGGATTTGTCTAACGTTATAGATTTACACGTCTACGGTAACATAATAGCACAAAACAACTTAACACTCACGTCGGGTGAATTAACGGCAATTACTTTGAATGGTAACGTGAATGCATCCGGAAACATAGAAACAACGTCCGGGTTCTTTAAAGGTGACGGTGGTATTCTCTCGAACGTCACTCTTCAACAAGTTACGGATGCGGGTAATACGACATCAAATACGGTTCTGTTTACGAACGCACACACGGCGTTTACGACCGATCTCACGTCTAATGTAGGTGTTAAACTCGACCAGTTATCGAATGTAAACGTCACGGGTTTGGTCGAAGATAACATACTCATATACGACGGTAGTAATTGGGTAAACGATTATAACGTACATAATTTTGTAAAAATTAAAAATGAAACTGGAGATACACTGTATAGAGGAAACACGGTATATATAGTAGATGGACATAACGCTAACGTAGCAAATGTTGCGCTCGCAAAATCAGATTCACCTAATACAATGCCGTGTATAGGTGTAATACACGATGATATTCTCGATCAAAATGAAGGTGTAGCCGTAGCATATGGTAAAGTACAAAATGTAAACACGGATGGGTTTACAGAAGGTGAAATTGTATACGTGAGTAATACGAACGCTGGTTCGGTTATGAGTTCCAAACCATTTGGAGCATCAGATTTAATACAAAACGTCGGTATATGCGTTAAATCAGATCTGTCACACGGTGTTATTTTCGTTACGGGTGTTGGTCGTTCGAACGATATTCCGAACGCAGAGGAAGTTTATGCACAGCCAACTTACGTTTACGTAAACAGTTCAGGTAATGAACTCAAAAAGATACTCGCTTCAAATTTGAGTGCAAATAACCAAACTTTGGATATGGTTACGTCGTGGAGTAACTCAACACAAAATACCATACAATCAACGCACGCAACAACCGGTTTCATATCGAGTGGTAACGTTCACGTTGGAAGTAATATTTTCGTTTCCGGTATAAAAGATACTTCGGATACCGGTCTCAGTTATATACCCATGATTGAAAAGGGGACGGGTAAACTTATTCGTTCACCCGCATACGTAGATAATGACGATACATACATTATAAACGCAGCAAATGCTGAGTTTACGGGTAACTTATCGTTTACCGGTAACACGTACGTTTTCGAGTCAAATACGGTAATTATTAACGATCGTATCTTAGGTATTGCGAATAACAATACATCGCATACACTCGATGTTGGTATAATCATGGAACACCCGGGACACAACATTGCATTTATACACCACGGCGCACCAGTTGAAGGTGACCCACACGAACACGAAATGGTACTTGGATATACACAAAACACGGTATCGGATAATCATGTTCTTGATGACGCAAATATCATAACGTTCCGTGTTCTTGGTAATATTATCGCACAAAACAACTTAACACTCACGTCCGGTGATTTAACGGCTATTACTGTAAACAGTAACGTCGTAGGGGATAATGTAAGTGTAATTACTTTGAATGGTAACGTTGTTGGTAATAATGTAGATGTGATTACTTTGAATGGTAATGTCTCGGGGGATAATGTAAGTGTAATTACTTTGAATGGTAACGTTGTTGGTAATAATGTAGATGTGATTACTTTGAATGGTAATGTCTCGGGGGATAATGTAAGTGTAATTACTTTGAATGGTAATGTCGTTTCCGATAATGTTGTTGCTACGAATGCTATTTACGGAGAAATATCAGGTTCCAATGCTATAAGTGCGTCTATAATTTCAGTTACGGATTCATTAACCTCTATAACAACTTCCGGTAACGTAGTTATTTCTGGAAATGTTACGGCAACTAAATTTATAGGTGATGGTGGTACACTTTCGAATATACAAACGGCAACACCGACGTTAGCGAGTGTTGTCGACGAAGGTAACGTAACATCCAACGTCGTTCGGTTTGCAAACGTAACAACCGGTATTGAAATAACTTCAAATATTGATTTTACAAACAAAATCACACTTAAATCAACGAGTGTAACGAAATCCAATTTGTTCGTCGTGAACGCGATTCAACTCGATCCAAGTTATGCAAGTCCATCACGAAACGTTTTATCGTATAACACTACCACAGGCGAAATTTATGATTCGGGTGGATTAGGTGGTTCCCTATTCGATAACATATCTGAAGAAGGTGCAAATGTCGCACTCGGTTCGAACCTCACCATAAACTCGTTCGGGTCTAACGTACTCACGGTTTCGGGTAATGTTTCAGCGGATAACATTACCATTGGAGGTGTAGTAACGAATGTTGTTACAGCAAACACCATAACCGTTTCAGGAAACATAACTTCACAAAACATAAAATTAACGAATACGGATATAACGGCTTCGGTAACTTCAGGTACAATAACGGTAGACGCAAAAGAAAAAACGTACGGAACAGCACCACTCGTCGTTTCTACAACCGACGTTTCGAATCTCGTATTCTCAAATCTTATAACAGGCGCACAAATCGTTATACCTATACTCGCGAGTGGAGGTGATATAAGTATTTCGAAAGAGTTGACGAACGTCAACTTTTATGCCATGACATCCGACGTTTCAGTCACCCAAGACAAACATGCACTCATGACCTTATCGAATTTATATGGAAATATTTATATGAATGCGATTGGATTTGCCTAGGTTAAAAAAATAAAACCTTAGTATAATATAAAATATGTCTGGAGGTATTGCTCAACTCGTTGCCGTAGGTGCCCAAGATGCGCATCTCGTCGGCCAACCTGAAGTTTCTTTTTTCAGGTCCAACTATAAACGTCACACAAATTTCGCCCAAACTGTCGAAAGACAGGTTATCCAGGGTAACCCAGCCGCGGGTGGTATGTCGACCGTCAGGTTTGAAAGAAAAGGGGATATGGTCGGGTACGTGTATATCGCTCCAACTAAAGCGGGTATAGCTCACAAATTTTCACCAGCCGATTGGGTCAACGCGATTTCCAAAGTTGAACTTCTCATTGGTGGTCAAGTCATTGATGAACAAACATCTCAATTCTCGCAATACATGGCACCAACTATATTAGCACAAAACTTAACTAAATCTACTTCCGGGTTTGCGGAAGTTCAAAGTAAGTTTTACCCACTCAGGTTTTCGTTTTGTGAAAACGCTCAAACCGCCATCCCATTGATTGCTCTTCAATATCACGATGTGGAATTGAGAATTACTTGGGGTACCAATCTCGATGCGGCTACATATGAAGTCTACAGTCAATTCATTCACCTCGACACGGACGAGCGTACCGCTTTGTCTTCCGCGCCACAAAACATGCTTATTACACAAACACAAAAAGCTATCGCCTCTGCTTCCAGGACTCAAGAACTCAACTTTAACCACCCAATTAAGTGTTTGGTTGCGGCTTCTGAACTAAAAGCAGGTGGTATAGCCCCAGCAGCTATGGCCGCTAACTCGTCGGGTGGAAATACCGTAACTGCGAGTGGTAGTTACGCCGATGTATATAAGGCGTTTGATGGAAGTGATAGTACCTTCCACCGGTCTACAGAGTATTCGTATACGGGGTCCGGGAATTACGGTAACGCTAACAGTTTAGGTGGTGTAAATGGAGAATGGATACAAATCCAACTCGCGAGTGCTATCACACCAATATCGGTATCTTTAAAAGGACCTACTGCGGCCGCACCAGACGCTCTTCCTGCTGCATGGGTTATTTTGGGGAGTAATGATGGTACAAGTTGGACACAAATACACTCTTCTACAACAGCAGTAACTGATGCAGGTATTACAGAATCTATTACTAATACAGAATCCTATGCATACCTTGCTATTGTTGTTACCAATATAGTCGAAGATACAGGAAACCACTGGAGATTGTCCCGTTTTTCATTTACAGGTGCAAGTGTCAATCGTCTCGCTATTGCAGATGACACAAATAAAATGAAACTCCAAATCAATGGTACGGATGTTACCGATTTCAAATACGTTGATCCAAACTACACCGCGGTCACTTCGTATTACCACACCGCATCATCTAAAGATGCTGGTGCATCCGGCGAAAACGATAAGTTCTTCTTGTACCCATTCTGTCTCGACACGTCCAAGGTTCAACCAACCGGTTCGCTCAACTTCAGTAGACTCGATTCCGCGAGACTTGTTAATGACACAGCCAACTCGAGTGATGATATCTACGCCGTCAACTACAACATCCTCCGTATTGAAAATGGTATGGGTGGTTTGATGTATTCCAATTAAGTAATTTAATTTAGCCGCTTATTATAAATGTTTTGGCAATTAATTTTTCTCGTAGCATTTGTCTTTGTTATAACGTATGACCCAAAATCAGGTACTTTAGATCATTTAGTTGGTAAAAAACCAGAAAAGCCTCCTCAGAATGCAGAGTGTAAAGAAGGACATTACCAGGAAATACAATTTGGAAAAATGGGGTACCCGTGTCCAACCGAAAAAACAACGCACATGGGTGCGATTATAGG